GGCCATATCAGCCTTCCAGCGGTCAGTAACTGCCTGAGTCTCAACCTCAAAAGCCTTGGTGTCTATTTCCTTGAGCTTCAGAGCAAGTTCAGGGTTAGACTCAAGGGCCTTAGTGACCTCAGTAACTGAAGCAGGAACCCCTAGCTTATCAGCAATAGCTTTGACAGCCATGCCACCTAGAGGGCCTCCTACCGCTGTTGCAAGGGCTGGAGCAGCCCCTTTAAGGATATTAAGAAGGCTGTCCATCTTGTGGTTTCTCCTGTGGTGTTGAACCTTTACGTCCAGAGATAGCACCCATAGCACCGACACCCATAAAGGCAATGGCTTTCAGGATCTCAAGGAACACAGCGTCAATAGGGGCTAACACCTCATCTTGCTTCTCAAAGCCAATTAGCCACAAGACACCGAAGGCAATGACTAGAACCATCACTGTGATTGAACGAACAACGAAAGACCAAGTTCTAATCTCAATCTCGTCCGCTGTCATCGGTGGTTTGTCCATCCACTTTTGAACCAATTCTTTCATTCTTCTTTCTCTCCTTAGTTTCTAGTTGTTGTAATTTATTCTCTACCTTGGCACTTAACACTAGGTTATCCATGTAGATGAATGCTGTGAGGGGTAATGCAATGAAGCTAACTGAGGCAAAGAAGACCATTCCCCAAAAGTATATCTTTGCATCGTAGTTCGATATATTTGCCATGTTGATAGCCAGAAGATAATAATAAGACCTAAGATAACCCAATGAGGAACACAGCGGTCTACCCTGTCATTCTCAGTATTTATTTTGTCTATCCTACGTTGCTTCTCTTGTCTTCTGTCTCTCTCCCTTGCCTTCTTCTGTTCATCCAAGATCTTGGAGTACATGTTCTTGTATCTGCTGTACAGAGGCCCTAGCTGTGGTGGAGCCTCATTCATAAGCTCTACTAGCTCCCTACCACACTTAACAAGCTTAGTCTCGATGGAGATAAGCTCTAAGGCTCCAATGTTATTGTCCCCGTAGGTAGAGCTAAATACCTTACGTTCTAAGTCTTCCTTGTAAGCTACCAAGTAAGCCTGAGCCTTAAAGAAGTCACCTACGTGCTTAATGAACTGATCTACGATAGCATCCTCATCAGGGATATAGTCTATGTATTCTGGTTCTTTCTTAGCAGTTGGTTTTGTTTCTCCAACTGTTTTAGGTGGCTCTTGAGTTGATCCAGATGATGAAAATAGGTTTCCAATCCATCCGAAAAAGCCTGTAACTTCTTTGGCAATCTCTTTAGCGTCAGCAACGCCTTTTTTAATCCTCTGGATCTCTGCTTTGCCTTCTGACAGCATTTCGCAACAAGAGCGGATGCCCTTGAGCGCACTACTGAGCATGAGCATTGCAGAGATTGGATCCACATTACTTTACTTACTGAGGAACTTGACCAAAGCCTTCTAAAAGGGCAGGATCATAAGTGTTTCTCACAGGTTCTGCTTGAGATCCTACCAATCCTCCAGTAATCGCACCAAATAGCCACGATGAAGTGCTTGTTTTCATAAGATTTCCAAGTAAGCTTTTAGCACGTTCATCAAAACCACGAGTATTTAGTGTATTTAAAAGTTGAGCTGCTTCTTGTAAAGCTTTAGTGTCCAGCAGGAATTTCTGGATTTGAGCGTTTTCAATATCATTAGACTGCTTACTGAAAAATCTACCTAAGTGGTTAATAAAGACACGAGGAGCCGTCATAATCTGATTACGAGCTTCGCCTAAAGTAGTCTCCATTTTAGAACCTGTAAGATCTTGCCATCCTGTTTTACTAATTGTATTAATATTGATACGCATAGCAAAAGGATTGTCTTTGAGCCGCTGTGAAGCCTCTACAACATCGTTAAGATATTTAGTATGTTCTTTGCCAAATACTTTCTCAAAAGCAGGTCTGCTGTTATTAAATAACTGTAGACGATCTCCCTGAGCATTTAAAACATCGTCTAACATTGCACTTTTAATGCCTTCCTTAGCTACAGCATCTTTACCTGCAACATTTAGCAACGCATCCAACTCTTGTGGGTTATCCAAACCACGACGAACAACGCCTCGCAGACCGTCAGTGGTTCCATAGGCTTTAGTCCAGAGGTTTTCAATCTTTTCGATTTTAGCGTTCTTTTCAGCTTGTAAGATAGCAGCGTGATTTGCTTTCAGTTCGTCAACACGTGTCGCTACACCTTCCAAACGGTCTTTTAATCCGGGAACCATATCAAGTTTGTCTTTATTTTTAGACAAATAACGATTTAATTGTGCAGTGTTTAATTGACCTGTGGCTGTGTTGATAATAGAACGGTTATTAGCAATATCGTACAAGAAAGCGTCTTCAACAATTTTTAAACCTTCAGGACTATCGCCAATAATGTCCATGACTTGTTTTAAAGATGAAGCACGTTGTGTCAATACAGGTACTGTTTGCTCGACAAATTTAGCCCTGTCTACTTGCAAGACCCCTGCTTCATTAAAAGGAATACCAATACGGGTGGCATACTCTTTATCTAAAGCGCGGTAAGGAACAGCAAACGAAGGATCCATCTTGTCAATAGCTGCGTCTACTTCTTGTTTTAGGCCAGAAATAATTCTGTACTCGCTTGTGCCTCTCTGAGTCTCCCTCAAAGCAGCATTTGTTTCTCTCTTTAAACTGTCAAGATCACGCAGCGAGTAATCCGTATCTGGATTAGCAAAAATACGTTTAATCTTAGGCCACAGCGTTGGAAAAGACGTAAAGGCTGACTTAAACTCTTCTTCTGTAGCGTAAGTTCTTAAACCAGTCGCTAGCTCAGAAGGAAAAACAACTCCTGCTTCCTCTGAATTTTTTAATAGCTGTTCGTATTTAGGACTCATATCTCTTTTAGCGATACGTTCTTTTACGTCTAAAAGATTATCTAAACGAGAGCCAATGTCTGTTACTTTTCCTTCGTTAGTTCTTAAACTATCTGTAAGCTCAGTTATCCTATTATTGATATTTTCTAGTCCTGTCTGCCTACGTTGTGTGGTTGCTGCTGCTTTAGCTAAAACATTTAAGTTTTTCTGTCCTGCTTCTTGAGCTTTCTTTTTAACGTAAGCATCCACCTCTTCCATTGAAGGAGCTGCCTTGCCTTTAGCTTTACTAAGCGCCTGCTCTGCTGTTTCGTACTGTCTTTTTAAAGCAGCCGTAAACTCTACGTTTTCACCTCGTGCAATTTGAGATTGCAGATAACTAGAGATTGTTGTGTCTCCGTTAGATGCTGCTAAAGAAGGCAGTGTAATGCCTGTATTTTCTGCTATTTGTTGCGCCCTAGCTACGTTGCCAGCCAAGGCAGGATTAGCAGCAAAGGCCGTCATTGCTTGTTTTGATGCTCTACCTGTCGCAGCAGCTTCAGTAACTTGGTTAGCCAGTTCTTTAGTAGAAGAAAATAAAGCTGGAGCACTCATTAAACCTTCAGTTAGGTTTCTAACTGCTCCGACAATACCTCCACCAATAGCGCCTCCAAGAGCGCCTCCACCCATCTGAGCTAATGTACCAAACTCAGCAGGAACTTGACGAGCTACTAACTCACCGCCAACGCCTGCTGCTGCCCCTGTAAGGCCTTCAGCAACCAATGCTCTACCAGAAGTAGGGATAAGTGCTCTAGCAGCTTCAGCAGCGTAGGGGGCTGCTCTAGACCCTCTTACCAACGCTTGAGCGCCTCTAGCTCCTGCGGCTAAAATAGGAACAGCCATTGCGCCTTCAATAGCTGATTGAGTAAGTGTTCTAGGTTCTACCGACATCCCTTCTTTTGGAGGTGTCGGCCCCATTCCAGTACCGCCTGTTGGAATAAGCGCAGCAGTATCTGACGACATTCCAAAGTCAGCCCCTGTAGCCAATTTGTTTTGAATAGCTAACGAACGTACCTGATCTGATGTATAATCGTCAGGAACGCCTCGTATAACTGTGCCATTTGGTAAACGAACGTCCATTTTAATCCTTAATTAACGTGATACGCCGGGTAAATCTTTAAAGTCTACGATTCTACCAGTTTGTCCACTAGGTGTCAATGGGGCAGCTTGTCCCGAATAATCAGGGAACATAGAAGCAGCATCTATTGACGGATTGACTTTTTGAGCCATTGCAATACGATTATTTCTTTTCTCAGCAATACGGGCACTAGCATTTTTTTCAAGATAGCTAGCCACAACAAAAAGAGCTTGCTGTGTGTTTTTATCCGGAACACCTACTGTCTTTTTCTCAATCCAATCACGTACACCACCAACAAGTGTCGGATCAATACCAGTACGTGCAATATCTTCATTAGACAGTTTACCCTCACCAACTGCTTTAGCTACTTGTGTACGAGCAGCTTCCCAAGCAGAAGGATTATTAGATGTAGCAGCTTGATTAATTAAACCTTTCGCATTCATAGCTAAGTTTTTAACATTGACATCCCCTTCAATAGCTTTTTCATATCCAGCAGCTAGAGCGTTAATGTCAGCAGGTAGTTTAATTTCAGGAGCTACTGTAAGTTTAGTTCCTTTAGAAGTATTCTGCTCTAACAACCACTGATTAAATGTTCCTTTATAACCAGTACGTTGAGCCTCAGCAAAGTTCTTCTGATCCGATGTACGTGTGTCTTTTTCCGTTAGTTTTGCAAGCTCTGACGCATATCGTTGTGACCACTCAGGAGTACCACGTTGTAGGCCTGCTGCATCTGCGCTAGCTGCTGCGTTCTTCTGTTCGCTAGTCAGTCTCTCCATTGTCTTAGCTTGTGCTTCAGCTTCCAACTTACGAAGTTCAGCAGCCTTCTGACTAATCTGGAAAGCAGGAGCAATCAAACCTTGTTCACGCAAAGCATTAGCCATCGCAGACAAGCCACCAGAAGTACCTGTGTCAAACTGAGAGGAAAGTTGCTTGATAGTGCTTAACTGTTGAAGCATAGGGTCTTGAGCACCCAAGGCTTGACCTAGAGCACCACCAGCCATGTAACCACCTTGGTACAACTGTGCTGAAGCTCGTTGGAAAGGATCTAACTTAGCCAGTTGAGCACCACGAGCTAACGCAGCTTCATTCTGTGCTTGTTGGTATTGCTCAGGAGTTGTGAACAACCCTAAAATAGAATCTGTTGCCATGTTTAAAATACTCCATATTGAGCCAAATCACTTACATCACCGTAACCGCCAAAGGTAGATTGAGGCATTACATCCATACCTGTTGTCCAGCTAGGTGCGTTATTACTAAACAAACCTCTCAAAGCCCGTTGTACTTGAGGGTTAGAAGCAGCACCGCTGATGGCAGAACCAAAGGGACTAAACGAGTTAGCTTGCTGCATTGTCTCAGCAGCCCCCATACCACCTCTCAACAATGTATTACCAACTTGAGCGCCTGCTGTAGCCGCTCTACCGCCCAACTGAGCACCAATGTCTAAGGGCTGTTGTGCAAGCTGTTCCAAAGTAGCTTGTAAACCGATATTAGTAGATAATGGGTTGTAAGCACTAGACAACAAACCTTGACCAAAGCCAATACGTTGTTGAGCAGCTTGTTCAGCACCAGCAGCCAACTGAAGGTTCTGTCTAGCTAGAGAGTTGTAGTAAGCAGCAAGTTCAGGGTTAGTAGCTGCCATGCCGCCAGCCTCAGTAGCACCTGTAGCCAAGCCACTACGTCCTGTTTGGAATAGACGGTTACGGATACCTGCCAATGCTTGTTCGTTCTCAGGGGCCAACAGAGCACGTTGTTGAGCCATGTACTCTTGACGTACTTGAGCTGGAGACTCAGCAAGATAACCACGACCTAAACCTAACAAGCCTGTTACGTCTTGCTGTGCTCCCATGCCTTGACTAGCTAAGTAGTCTTGATACTGTTTAAGTTCAGCCGAAGGTGTATAACCTGCTGATGTTAGATTACCTGAACTATCAAAGCCAAAGTTAGAAGTACCAAACCTAGAGGTGATACCTACAGGTCTAAATCGTTGAGCTTCAGCGGCTATCTGAGCAGCTCGTAGTTGAGCGTCTGCTGATGTACGTGCTGCATCTTCAGCGGCATTGCCTTGAAGCATACCTCCAAGTATAGAACCACCTGCTCCAATAAGTGCTGCTTCAATTCCCATTATAGACCTCTTGTAAAAAGTTGACGAACCTTACCGTCTGTGCAAGGAATGTCGGAGTGATAGGTAAACTTCATAATATCTAAAAACTTTCTATGTTTCTTGTCTTCAATCTCATGGATAGCTATGATGGGCTTTCTATGTAACTTAACTAAATTGTCTACGTCCTGTTGTAAACTATTCTTTACTTTCTTATTCCACTTGTAGCAGTCACAGTGGATAAAGGTGTTGCCATCGAAAAACTCTAGATAAACAACGTAGTCGTTATGAAAAACAACAGGAGTCTTCATCAGTCATTAAGCTGTGCGTTTCCACATATAGACAGTGATGTATGGTTGGTAGTTAGCGTTAGTACCTGAGCTACCTGCTGATGCAATAGTAATACCTGTGGTAGTTGTTGAAGCAACAGTGAATCCGTTTCTTCCTGTAGATCCGATAGCTGATTGAGCTTCTCTAGAGCCTCCAGTTTCAGTTGCAGCTTGAGAGTTACTCAATGAGTGCTGGTGTCCGGGATCTGTAAGTGTGTGGTTGTGGCTAACGACAATAGCATCTGCGCTGCCGCCAGTTTCTTCAGCAGTGTCAAACAGAGCGTTACCTGAGTCGAAACCCACCATGACACGACCTGCACCAAAGGCTGTCCAAGTACCAAAACCTAGCAAAGTACCGGGGTTAGTTGATACTGATGCGTTAGTGTAGATTGAACCTACAGGGTAAATAGCTTGTAGGGCAGTGGTCACAAAAGCTGTAGTTGCAATTTGTGTTGTATTAGTGCCTGAAGAAGCTGTAGGAGCTAATGGAGTACCAGTCAATGTAGGACTGATAGTATCAGCCTTAGAGTTTACAGCGGTACGAATAGCCTGTAGTTCAGCGGTAATCTCAGTGCCCTTGACGATCTTGTTTGCATCGCCAGTTGTAAGGGCATCCTTAGCAGCAAAGTCAGTTGTAATGCTGTAATCACTCATATTGTTCTTCCTAATTTACAGAAAATGTCAGTCTTTTGAATACTCATTTCAAAGCCGTTTATAGTTACCTCAATACCAAACTGAACTACTGACCCTGAACCAGAACCTTGAACACGTTGATTATCAAAAACAATACCAGTTGTGTATTCAGCTATTCCATATTCTGATGTACCATATTCAGCAATAGGAATTGTGCCCATTTGTAATGTTCTAATTTGATAGTTAGTGTTATAATCAAAAGCGTATTTCAACACTAGATCAGAACCACTGCCACCAATCAAAGTAAAGCCAATCTTTTTAAGGATCTTTATGTTGCTAGGTTGTCCTAAATCAATGTAGTTAGAGAAGTAAGACATACGGTAGGTAGCTGTACGGTCTAAATTACCTGTGTAGTAACCAAGGTAGCTAGTAAAACCAAACAACACTTCTTTAGCCCTGTTGGAGAACAAAGCTTTAGGTACTAAACTCCAAGTTGTAACCCTTGCAGCACCGTTAGGCAAAGCAGCCCTAGTGTCGAAACAGTAAGTCTTGTTTGATGTTGGGAATGTCAGCAGGTAAAAGGCATTACTGTCTGAATACACAGACTTGATGTTAGCCAATGTCTCAGCGTTAAGATCAGACACTAAGTCATCACGGACGTTAGCACTGATGTCTCTAAATGGAGCGCTCTTCTCTTGAATAGTCCTAGCAAGACTACGTACACCTGAGTCAGACAAGAAGATAACGTCTGTACCTGTCAAAGAAACTGAATCTCTAGCACAGCAACCAATACCTGATACTGTGTCAGATAAAGTCATAGCAGCAGGGTCGTTAGCGCCTGAATACACTAGGATCTGACGACGACCAAAGATGTAGAGGAATCCGTTGTGGGCAGCTAGAGCAGTAATCTCATCTGCACCGTTAGGCCATACTTCAGCTACGTTCAAAGTACCTGATGTACCTGTAGACAAAACATGACCAGCAAGAAGGTCACTGAACTGTACAAGGCTCTTAGTTGTTGAATTACCTGCACTCCAAATACGACCAAAAGCACTGATAGCACAGTTGTTCTGTTCTGCTGTACCTAAGTGTCCTGTCTTCTCAGAGACTCTACGGAAGGTTGTTGTCGATACAGCAGGGTCAAACACAAGAGGATCGTATCCACCTTGATACAGATATAAGACTCCATTCAAAGGAGCCATTTGCCAGTTGTTTGATGTAATTGTAGGGGCTGTACCACCACCACCGTAAGTCAAGGTAGTCAGAGAACCACCAGACAGTCTAAACAACTTGTTGTTACCAGCACAGATAATGTAGCTTGTACCGTCATTAGCGATAAGTTCACCAATGGCTTGGATAGGGTTAGAGCCTAAGTCAGTGCTTGTAGAGTTCTTAGCAAGCCACCCTTTACGAGCACCAATACGACCAAACTTATCAATGACACAGTTATCAGCGACAGTAGCAAACCCTGACTCTAATGTGATAGAAGAGTCTTGGGTGTTTACTCCCTTAAAACCGGGAGCAGCAATGGATGATCCTATTAGTTGTTCAGCCATAGTTAAGGAGCCACCCAATTCATTTCTTCTTCGTAGCGATTACGCTCAATAGCAACTTCAGTAGCCAAAGCAGTTCTGTACATTGCATAAGCCTCTGAGGACAGGTTACCACTGTCTTCACCACGTTCAGCAATAGCCTTAGCATAAGCCAACATAGACACTAGGTGATGAGGAACCAAGATACGTGTACTGTCTGTTGTCAAATCCAACTGAGGGATAATCAAGTTGAAACGGAGAGTGTAAGCACCATCAGGGATAGGGAAAATATCAACCTGTGTGTCGTCACTGCTATCTACACCGTTAAAGTTGTAGTACAGAGGAACACCAGCAGCATTTGTACTGCTCAACAAGAATTGTTTGTTCATCCATGTAGATGGGGCATACTGGAGCACAATGTTAGAAGTATCATTCAAGACATCAATAACACGGAACCTAGTACCTGCATCTGTCAATGTATAGTTAAAGGTGTTTGCTGTAGTGTTGACAGTGATAGTAGAAGACAGGG